CTTTCAAACTTCGTTATGCCACTTGTAGCATCGACATAAGCCTTCACGGACTGCTGGGAGGGTACTGCCGTAGCTGAATTAGATGCCATGTCGTCTTCATCTAAGAAGTCTAAAGTGGAGGCGGCTGTCGCTGAACTAAAGTATGGAACCTTGTTAGTAGCCTGGGTAAGACCGGCGAGGTCTGTAAGGATGTCATTCAAGCCTTGTCTAGCGTCCAGCTGCGTTTGTATAGCTGAGGTAACGCCATCGACGTAGTTGAGTTCTGCTGTGGTGGCTGTAACGCCATCGAGTAGGTTCAATTCAGCTGCGGTTGATGTGACACCATCGAGGATATTTAGCTCAGCTGCTGTACTGGTAACTCCATCGAGAATGTTGAGTTCAGCTGCCGTACTTGTGACGCCATCCAGGATGTTGAGTTCAGCATGGGTCGCTGTGACTGCGCCGGTTACACCTGGGAATGAAGCTTTGATAGTACCTTTGATGAGGCGTAGGTGGTCATCAGCTGCTGAGAGGGCGTCGGTTGAGGCTGGGTTTGAACTATTGAGGCTATCAATGTACGTTCCGGATTCTAGAGCCATGGTTTATTACCTTTTGTGTAATCTTAGGAGAGGCAGTGCCTCCATGTTTTAAAATTGGCCCTCTACTTAAGAAGGCCGAACAACAACAACAACAAGCCGAACCCTTTAACGGCATTTTGAAATCATTAGACATTTCTGGGTACCGGGGGTCGTTTTTGGCAGCCATGGTACCAGAATTGGCACTACAATAGGCTAAGTCATTGATATTGCTAGGTTTGCATGAACGTCAGATAAACTATCTGAGGGTCATCATGAGTATACTTTTGAGACATTAGGCTTTGGACATTAGCCTCTGAAATTTGTCGGCATAAGGCCTTTTATTTTAACGACAAATCGGGACATGGTTCATACTATAGTTACTCCTAAGTCTCGACTAAGAGCTTGCCTTATAGCGGAAGCGGCAAGCTTCTGAGTAACCTCCAAGGTCCACCAATGATATCCAATGATACCACTAATGAATGACCAATGATACCACCAATGATATCCAATGATACCACCAATGATATCCAATGATACCACCAATGATATCCAATGATTATATGCACCGCGTCGGACATGACCTCAGTCTATCTCTTATAGGTCGCCATGGAGTTAATCCCTTGTAGACAAGGGCTACATCAGTACCTATATGTTGTACCAGGTAACCCATGGGAGTGCAGTTACCCTAGCTACTTCACGGTGGCACGACTGGGTGCAATCTCCTCATGGGTTGCCGCCTTACTATCTTAGTACTCTTTCTTTAACAGAAATCCCAGATTAAACTAATGTATTCAATGGTTTATGAGGTACTTGAGGCGCGACTGACGCCTCAACCACCGTTATTCACAAGACTTCTGACCTGTCAGGGGATCAATGTAGCAAGCTTCTCCTCCTCCTCCTCCAGTAGCTATCTCCTCCTCCTCCTTCTCCTCCTTCTCTTCTTCCTCATCAGTCTTCACCATTGGTACTTCATTGAGGATGCCATAGCGTTTACCTGATGCTCTGAACGTAGTGATGCCTTTGCATCCATTCCTCCATGCATCCAGGTACAGATCCTTGAACTGTTCATAGGTAACACTGTCGCCAACATTACAGGTCTTAGAGACTGCACTATCAACGAACTGACTAGCGACACACAACACCTCAAGGTGCTTCTCAGCTGTTATCTCATTGGCTGTCTTACCTTTAAAGCCACGAGCATAAGCGTAGTCTTGGACTAACTCAGTTCTAGTGCCCTCAAAGGTTGTCAATGTCCTTGTGTATTCATTAGAGAACGGTGGCTCGATGCCAGAGGAGATGTTGTCGGCTACCAAGCTGATTGTCCCGGTTGGGGCAATGGATGTCAGGTGACTATTCCTGATGCCAAAGGCGCGGATCTTCTCTTGTAGCCACTCAGGTAACTCTTTGATGAAGCTGCTCTTCAGGTAGTCTTTTGATCGATACATCGGGAAGCTACCCTTCTCTTCAGCTAGGTCAGCTGATGTAGAGTAAGCTGCATTCCTCAGTATCTCCAGGACTTGCCTGGTGAACAGGAGGAAGCTAGCTGTTCCATACTCGAGGTTCATCATTGATCCAGCATTAGCTAAGCCAGTGATACCCAAGCCCATCCTTCTCTTGTTCTTAGCTTCGTCTTCTTGATGAGGTAGCGGATAGATTGTTCTATCAATGACATTGTCCATGGCTCTAACGACATGAGTTATGTCCTCTTCGAACTCGATCCAGTTGAATTGACCACAGCCATCTAACATTCCTACATACTGAGTTAGATTGAAGGAGCCTAGCAAACAGGCGCCATAAGGTGGGAGTGGCTGCTCACCGCATGGGTTCGTTGCAGCGATCTCTTCACAGTAGTAGAGGTTGTTCTCTGCATTGATTGTGTCGATGAATAAGACACCTGGCTCAGCCCAGTCCCAAGTACCTCTCATGATTGCATCCCATAGTCCAACCGGGTCTACACTATCGTAGACCTTACCTTCGAACATGAGATCAAATGGCTTCTTCTCATCCAGGCACTCCATGAACTTATCAGTGACGCCAACAGATATGTTGAAGCCAGTGAGCTTATCTGAGTTGTGCTTGGCATTGATGAACTCCATGATGTCTGGGTGATCGATCCTCAGTACACCCATCTGTGCCCCTCGTCTTGCCCCAGAGGAGCTGATCGTCTGACAGATGGCATCGAAGATACCCATGAACGACACCGGTCCTGATGCCTTGCTATCTAAGCTCTTAATGAGGTCACCACGGGGTCTAATGTGACTGAAGTCATAACCAATGCCTCCACCCTTCCTCATGGTCTGTGCAGCTGATGTAGCAGCACTCATGATAGACTCCATGTCATCATTAATTTGCTGAGAGACGAAGCAGTTGTAGGCTGTTGTCTGTCGAGCTGCACCCATGGCATTCTGGACACGGCCAGCTGGGAGGAACTTCATCTCACGAAGGATATCTCTCATAGCATCAAAGTGTTGATCATTGTCAGCGAGGGCATGAGCTATCCTGGTACACTTGGCACCGAAGTCTTCGCCAGTCTGTCTGTATTTCATTTCGTCGATCTCATTAGACAGCTCTAGAGTTGGACCATACTGGCGATTAGATATCATTAGCGTTATTCCCTTTAAGTAGATTGATCCTCATCTCGATGTATCGAGCTGCTTTCTTCAGATCAGTGATTTCAGATTGTTTGCTGTCTTGTCCCTGGTAGTCTTTGTAACCAGCTCTCATGACATACTTGATTATGTTGCCTCTCCAGAACGACATACCATTCTCCATGATGAAGACGATGGGTTCGATCTTCCACCTGGTGTAGTGGTCAGGTCTTTTGATGATCTCTTTCTTTTTGGTCATATGACGCACTCCCCATCATCTTTTTGGCAGAGGAAGCTTTCATCATTAAATACCCAGTCTTGCTGATCCCTTGTAAAAGACCCAAGACCTTCATAACTTCGAGACTTGTGGAATGTAGCTCCGACATGATCTTCCATTTTAACCCACCATTTCATTCTCTCTGGATACTTTCTCCACATCATTGCGAGCGTGGCCTCACTTTTTAAAAAGCAGCCATCACAATTCCCAGCACCAGGCTCTACCTTCAAATCAAAAGGTTGCTTGCTCCAGAACTCCATGACTTCTTTTTGAGTGATTTTGGCTTCGTTTAGTGGGTACCAATTTATCCAACGATTATCTTTTGAAGGTTTTATCCTACGGCTCTCATCAAATCTGATACCAACAGTGTTAACCCACCGTTTCCAACCTATGGAAACTAAGTATCTTTTGATTGAGGTTACTTTAAGCTGCTCAGTGCAAAACCTTCTAGCTACGTTGGGTAAATAAGGTTTGTATATCAAACGCTCAAAAGGCTCTCCTTTGCGACTTGCTGAGTTATGATTGACAATTTCAAAAGTAGCTCTGTTATCCACTCTTGTGTATTCTAACCAAGTAATGGGTATGCCCCACTGCAAACTACATTCTTGCACAAAGTCTAAAGTCTCAGGCATCTCTCGCCCTGTATTAGCAAAAACAACTTGAACAGTATTTGGGAAACTTCCATTAGCTTTAAACAGCTCGTGAAGCATGAAGCCAGAAGTACGGCCCCCACTAAAACTAATTAATACATTGGCATCTGGTAGTTTCCAGTGATCTTCACTACACTTAGCCATCCTGAAGGAACTCCTTCTTATCCCAGTTGCCCCAGAACTTATGACCGCAGCCACGATGCATGGCCTTG